CGATCGAGCCGCCGGCGGTTTGCGTTAGTCCTTCGGAATGGAAACTTTGACCGGCTTGCCGGCGGAGTTGTAAACGGTGAAGCGAGCGGCGTCCAGGATGGCGTCGTCCAGGTCGGACTTGTCGTCGCGGATCATGTCGACGAGACTCCGGTCGGCGGTTCTCGAAAGTAGATCGCGTGGTTTCATCTTCTCGCCGAACTTCTCGGAGTACAGAAGGTCGAGCGCCTTCCGCTCGATCTTCGCGGCGTTCCGTCGGCGAGCTTCGCCGGCGACGCGGTAGAGTCGCGAGAAGAACAACTCGAGAGCGTCAGTTCCGATACCGAACGCCGACGGTCGCAGTCGGCCAGTGTACTCGTTGAACTCGTGAAACAGCAGCGACGTCTTCTGGTGATGGCCGTAGATGTCCGTCGTTCCGTTGACCGTCCAATCGATCAGTTGATTGATCAGCGCGACCAGTTGCGTCTTGACGGCGGCGAGTGCGACGCGGTCGGCGTCGGTTCCGTCCGACATTGTTCCAGTCTCCTCCGCTTCGATAATCTTACCGATTCGTTGATAGCCTTCGCCAATCAGATTGATCATCAAGTTCGTTACCAGTTCTGCCTGGTGCTTCTCGTCGGCGCCGACCGCCGTCCGTTGTGCGAAACTGTCGGCGGCGAGTTCGGGAGCTTCCGTCATCGTGGCTTCGAATCGTGTGGAGTGCTGAGTGTTTTTCGTTTGCTTGGTCATGGTCTCGGGTCCTTTTTTGTTTTGGCTTCTGACGGCCTCGAGTGTCATCGAGTGCCACCGTCAGTAGCACGCCATTTATTAAAGGTTATTTCGGACTGCGGGTCCAGCCTAGTAAAGCAGTATTTTGCTGATTGTCCGGTTTTCTAAAGCGCGGGTTTGCTAAATACTGGACGCCCCTCGCGGCGCGGCAGCGATAAACAGGAGAGACGTCTAGCGCTTTTACGATAAAACAAGGACGAACACGCCGCCAGGAACCCGTTTTTATAGTCCGTAAAATCCGCGGAAAGTTTTTCTAAAATCTTCAGATACCGGCGCCAATAGTGCCACGAGTGCCACCGTTTTGTGGGCTCCTGGTGGACTCCAGAATACTCCGGAGCGGCGAGAGCTTGGAGAGTCGGCCGACTGGTCGAAGTGCCAACAGAGTGCCACGAGTGTCTTCTGGTGGCGGATCGTGTGGCCGGACTGATTGCCGGAGACGGCCAGGAGCGCCGCCGCTAGAATGAAAACGTGGAGCGGACCCACCAGCGACCAGGACTCCGCAACCGATGAACAAGCAGACCCGCCTCGCCTTGTTGTTTCTCGGAACGCTCGCCGCGTTCCACTGGCTTCTATCGATTGTCTTTCACGGCCTGATCACCTGGAAGCTTTTAAAGTGGTTCTGAATGGTACGGCCGAAGATTAGCGCGGAAGTGTTTCCGACAGTGCGAACAAAACGCCGGCACACTCAACCGCGCGTTCGCCAGGTGGATCGAGAACGACAAGAGAAGTGTCCAGCGCGAAGATCCACAGAACGGACAGCCGCCGACCGCGGCTAATGGATCCGCCGGCGACCGTCAGGTGTCAGGAGCTTGCGGTTTAATATCTCCGGATCGAAGTCCGTGACGGTCTGGATGTAGCTCGTCGCGTAGACCGTTATCCACTTTTCGTTCTCCTCAAAAATAAGGCGCCACCGTTTCCGCTTGTGATCGTACTCCGGCGGCCGGTGTTTCGGTGTCCACTTTTTCCAGTCGCGGACCAGGAACTCACCGCGGCGACCGTTCCAGTCCCAGAAGATGACTTGCAAAAGCGTGGCCTCGCGGATCCGGCCGAACTCGTCCACCTTCACAACTTGGTTTACTTCGATCACGTCGACGCTGTACTCGCGGAAGTCGATCGGCGACACGTGCGACCACAGAAGGCACAATAACAACGGCACGTTCCATTCCCCGCCGCTCCTGGTCGTTTGGTCAGTGTGGTTTCAATTCGTCGCGAGCTTTTTCCAGGAACACCTTCGCCTCGTCCGTTTCCTGGTCGATCACGCTCTCCGCGGCATCGGTGAATTCTGCGAGCGCTCTGACTGTCTTTCCTATCAGTTCACTTTGCCGCGACAACGTCTCCGTCTGCTTCGTCTGATTATCTTCGGAATGGTTCAGGAAGTCCACGTGGTTCTGAATGATTCGATCGGCTCGCGGTCCGAGCCACCGGCCGAACCTCCAGAGGAAGAAAAACAACAACGCGAGAATCGCCGCCGGAACGCCGATCAAAGAAACGAACTGCTGGACCTGGTCGAATGTCATCGTCGGTTCCTCTTGAAAATCGGAAACAGCCGGAGGCGCGTCCGGCGCATAGCCGGAGCGGGTAGGCTGCGCCTTTTTGGACGCGCCTCCGAACATCCACTGCCAGGTCCGACGCTCGTCGTGTCGCCGGCGGTCGGTTCCATCCCTGGATCCGGTCGCCAAAAAACGAACACCTCGCCGACCGCGAGACGCAAGTCCAGCGCGGCGGCCTCGAACCCACTCTCCGAGCCCGAGCGGACACAACCTGCCATACAACAAATGAACAACAAAGCGATCAAGCGCATCACCACCCCAGGCCCCCCTCCCAGTCGAACGGACTGATCTGGAAACCTTTGTACCCGCCATAGCTCCAACAATCCCCAGAGCGCAGAACGTCAGCCATGTCGGACCACTCGCAAACAAACGAACCAGTCGGAAAGTCGGAGAACGGAACCGGACCGGATCCCCACGACGACGACCAGGAGTTCTGGACGATGAAGCCGCGGCGACCGCGCCGCGTTACCAGATAGCCGACGACGGCCATCGCATGGGACCATCCTGGACGGACCCGCCTGGAGAATCCGTCTTTGTCTCGCCGCGTGCTCCAGGCCAGGCCCGAGCAGATCCCGAACGCGTATCCGTTCTGGATCAGTGCGGCGGCGTGTTCGCAACTCTGGACGCGGACCGCGGATCGAAACGGATGCTCTCGAGCGGCGTCCAGGACCGCGTCCGGAACGCCGCGTCTCGCCCACTCTCGCGCGCGTTGTGAACTGTACCGGCTTAGATCGTGCTCGAGACCGTGCGGTCGCTGGTGGGTCGTTCCGATCTCCTGGAACGCTCTCGCCATTGCCGAACCCGTCGAGCCATCCCACCGGCCGAGACCGTCGACGACCTGGCGAGAGACGGCGTAGCAATACTCGGGACTGCTGATAATTGGCCGCCGGTTCGAGTTGACCGGCCACCGTTCCGGCTCCCGACGCTGGTGGATGTCCGCCGCCGCCGTCACATCCGCAACACGCGATCCCATACAACCGACGCAACTCCCGACGTTTCCCTGGTTCAGAGCGACCAGGCGTCCGGCCTGGACGTTCTTGGATCCGCGGAGACACTTCGCCAGGAAGCGAAACGGAAACGCGGAGCGGTCCCGATAGAATGGCAGCTCGTCGAGTTGTTCACCGTATAAGGCAGGAAGACTTTCGGCGAACCCTTCCGTCGCGATCGCGTCGGCAGCCCACCCTGTCGTGTTTAGTTTCATTGGATGGTCCTCGAGTGCCGGCGGAGAACTGAAACGGCGGCCGCCCGCGTCTCCGGTGTCAGTCGTTGCGGTCCGTCACTTGATCCGAGAGCGGCGGCCAGGTCGCGACCGAGCTCGTCGAACTCCGCGGCGAACGCTTCGCGGTAGGCGCGGCCGAGCGTGGACCGTCGGCCGAATTCGTTGATGGCCTGGCCGACCTGGTTCGAGTATTCCAGGACCGGCCGATCGGCCTGGCCGTCGTGCTCCAGGTTCCAGGCGAACGCCTCCAGAATCACCGACAATCCGGCCGGCGACGGATCAGCGGCCGCTGGTTCCGTTTCCTTCTGTTTCAGACTGGCGGCCAGGAGAACGGCGAGAAGGAGGAGCACCAGGCCGGAGTTGCTGCGTTGTTTGTTCACTTTCCCGACCCTCCGAGAAACTCAAGAACGCCACCGCCGCCGAGATACTGGAGACCATAAAACAGAGCGGCCAGGATCGCCACCCACTTCAGGAGACCACTGGACGCCGTGACCAGGTCGTGGAGCTTCCGCGGTTTGTGCTCCCACTTCTCGCGCTTCCAGTCGCGGCGATCGTCTCGACGCTCGTCGCGGTCTGGTCGATCGCGTCGACGGCTAGCCCTTCGGATCATTTTTCTTTCCCTTCCGTGTCAGTGCCGGCAAGAATGACAGAAGGCCGTCCGCGTTTTTCTCGTCGTCCTGGTCGCGGAGGTGGTTCGACAACTTGACGACCGCGCGGACGCGCTCGTCCGCCTTTGATAATTCGTCCGGCGCTGGCGCGTTGAGAATGGACTGCAACAACTCGACGAGCAAGTTCGAGATTCCGCCGTCCTTGTTGTTCCGAGCCAATAGAAACAAAACAACACCGAAGACAATCCACACCGTCGGACCGCCGTCGAGCAACTTCGCAAGATCAAGTTCCATCATAAAACCCCCTTTTGTTATGTTTCCCAAGTCACTTTATTGAACATTTACAGCCGTTACCCTACCCCCGCGGACAATCAAGTCGACGCCGTGACCGTCACCGGACGGTCCGCCGTGTTCCAGGTTGTCACCGTCAACGATTGTGGATCGTATGACACGCTCCCGCGGTTCAGTGTCAACGCGGTACAGGTCCGCGAAACGCCGCCACCGAAACGGACAGATCCACCGTGGACCGTCAACGCCGCACAAGTGCCGGATCCTTCCAGGTTCAGAACGCCACCGTGGACAGTGGCGGAGCTCGACACCGCCGACGCCTGGTCCGTCGTCAGGATTCCGCCGGCCAGGTCGATGTCGGCAACGGAACAACTGACGATGATCGAGCCGGCCGACTGGTCGATATTCGTCAGCGTGACACCGCTGCCGATGTGAAGTTCGCCGCCAGGTCCGGACACTCGCGCCGTCGTGACTGTCGCCGTTTCTCCGACACCGGTGCAAATGCCGACCTTCCCGGCGTCGACGATTAGCGAACTGATCGCGCAACCGGCGCCGGACAGTTCGACACCGTAGCTGCCGAGAGCTCCGCCGGAGCAACTCTTGACGGTCACGTCCAGCGTTTGCGCGCCGAAGTCGAAGAACAAGTTCGCGCCGACGTCACCCGTGTCGACTACCAGGCTGGCAGGATCGCATTGGAGCGAACTCGACGCCGTTCCGATTGATCCGACGTATCCGCGCTCGACGCGCATCGCTCCGAGTGCAACGGACGACTGGTCGAGTCCGGTTGTCACGGAATAGGAAGACGACTGTTGAAAAAATACCAGGTCCGACGCGGATGGAACTCCGGACGGACTCCAGTTTGCCGCGCGGCTCCAATCGGTTTGTTGACTTCCAGTTCCGTCGCCGCCTACCCATAATTTAGACGCCATACTTTTCTCCTATTTTGCGAGTTGTTGATAGATTGCTTTCGCTTGTTCCCTGTTTCGGCGTTGAACATCGGCGGCCACGCGGACCGCTTTCTTGCTCGCGTGTTCGTAGTCGTCGAGAATCGCGTCGAGTTTCTTCGCAATGTCGCGAGGGTCGTCTGGATCCGCTTGCCATGCCGGCGGCAAAAATTTTATTGTCGGCGAGCCAATCACCGGTATACCCATCGCCAGGTGTTCGATTGATACGTAGTTGAACGACTCCGAGAAACTCGGTTGAAATCCGACCGTCACCTTCTCGAACAACGTCCGGCAGTATTCGTTCCAGGTCGACCAGTTCGCGAACTCGTGAGAAACCCGGAGGGCCTGGCAGTAGTCCGCGAGTTGATCGCGGCGGCCATTCTTCACGATGAACAACAGGTCAACGCGGCCACTGATCGCCGCCGCCAGGATCGCGTGCGGCATAGCCTTGTTCGGATCGAAGCGGCCAACAATAGACGCCACCGGCCGATCTGTCTTGATGTGATGCGAGGAAGGAAACCGCGGCCAGTTCACCAGGTTAGGAACCCACAGACAGCGATCCAGGCCACACGACGCGAGGAAGTTCCGAGAGTCGACCGTACCCAGAAAGACGTTCTTTCGTTGTTGTGCGAGTTCTGCGAAGTGCGAGTGGTCGCCGAGCCACCGCGGATGGCGTGCCAGGTCCGCCTGACTTGAATGGTTGACGGTCAGGAAGTTCGTTTTCGGAAACGCCGCCGCCAGTTCCGCGATCACGCGCCACGAGAAGAAAAACGCGTGATTGACGAACACGCGCGGGTTCGAGTTGCTGATCGCCTGGCCGGCCGACTTCGTCGAAGCGTCCGCGACCTGGACACTGTCGGACGACAGGCCGAGCTTCCGGAGTTCTGACGCGTACAGGTCTCCGCGGAGTGTAATCCACTCCGGATTGTCGATAGGTGGGTAACAGTTCAAGACGTCGACACGTGTCGCGCTCAATTGGCGGCGATATGGGAACCACTTGTTCAGCGCCGCCTGGCGTTGTTTGCAACCGTTACAGGGACGGATCCCGAACCGCCGCGTCAGTTTGGCGATCGTGTCACCGATGCCGGCCGACTTGAACTCCTCGCCATCGTCGACGGCGCCACATCCACAACGAACCGGAAACTCGTCGCTGGTGATCGGTAAACTGTCGCCGCATTGCTTACAAATCCAAAGCATCATTACCCCTCGAGAGCCGTGATTTTAATCGTACCGGCTCCGCCGCTAGTGCAGCGCCTATGATATCCGAGATCCGGACCGTCGACGGAAAGACAATCTCCGCCGGCGTCGTATAGCGTGTTGCCCGGCATACTCTGCGAGAAGTCTCCGAGCTCAAAATCAGCAGCGTTACAACACGTCGTGCCGCTATAGTCGCCGAGCCACCCCTTCCAGTATAAATGCGCCGAGTAGAAGACCTCCGTCAGTTCACCGGCCGCGGTGCAGTCGTCCGGATCCGTTGACCCGTCGTCCGCGCAGTAGTCCTCGAAACCTATCTCCAGCGTCAGGTAGTCGGACTCTGTTTCCTCCGTCGCGGTGTTGTAAAAATTAGAAACCGTGAGCCGGAGAAAGTCGACATTGCAATCGCTCGGAAGTGTCAACGGTTCCCAATAACAAAGAGACTCTCCCGAAGTCGATCCGCCGCAACGCGGCGACGAGGTTCCGCCGTGGTAGAGGATGTAGGTTCCGTCCAGGTTGCCGCACGTGGAGCACGCGTCGAGGTTATCCGCGACGGTCTCGTACGTCGGGTCCGCCTGGTAGTTTCCGAGAATATCGGTTGTGCAGGTTGTCGAGACGGTCGTGTTGACATCGGAGGCGGTGGCGGCGGCCAGGCCGGAGATCACCAGCTTGTAGCGCGCCGGCGCTCGGCCGGTGCAGTAGCCACACCGGCAAGGACAATCACAACAACAAGGAAATCCCGGCATCACTTGTTCCTTTTAGCAGGCCACCTGGACCAGTACCCACCGCGAGCCGGCCGCGTCCCACTCCACGAGACACTTCGCGCCGTCGTCCGCATCCCACGAAAAATGATTTACCGCCGTTAGACTGGCCTCCGTCGTCGCCTGGCCGTTCAGAGCGACCAGGCCGTCAACGGTCGCTGTCAGCGGGTCGTCGTCCGATGCAATGGCGCCGTCGAGTGTTCCGAGATACCGCGTTGCGTGGCAGCTTGTAAAGTTGCCGACCATAACCAACGACCAGGTGGACCCGTCGGTGTACGTGATCCTGGAACCCTGGCCGCCTACCTTTCCGCTCTGTGTGGATCCGCGGCTTTTCAGAGTCGCCTCGCCGGCCTGGCCGACTGCGATATCGTCCGACGCGTCCTCGATGTCGACACGTGCCGGCGAGATCCCGGAGACCAGGATCCGGCCGAACTCTCCGGCGGCGAAACCCTCCTGGGCGATCGCGATCTTTTCACAATCCGAACCGGTCGGAGTGGTCACGTTGACGGCGATCTTCTGGTGCCATTCAGCGTTCGAGGTCGCTGGTTGTACGGAACCAATCACGACCGCGTCGAACTGGTTGATCGTCGCGCCGGTTCCGTTTATTCCAAGAACGATGTCGGACCCGTTCACCAGGTAGTTCCTGGAGCGCTCGACGACATCTCCGCCGCGGGCTCGCGTCGTGTTGACGTGGTTCGTCGCGTCGACGACCTGGTTCCACTCTTGCGCCTTGAATTTTATGGCGTGGCCTGGTTTTACCTTCTCCATTATTATCTCTCCGCGGCCTTCGCCGCGTTACGTTGTCGCGCGCGGTCTTTCCGCATCGCCGACTTGCGCTGCTTCGGTGTCAAGTGATCCGGAAGTCCGAGAGCGTCGTGAAAACTGACCGAGTCATAGATTTGCTCCACATACACGGCGCGCAGTTTGTTGACCGTTGCGCCGCTGGAACTATCGGCCTGGTCCGTGTAATACGTCCAGACGTAGTCGTGCCCCTTCTTTGAAACATCGGCGACGCTTCCGATCTTCATCGCTTCCACGTTCTGACTGGCCTCGAACCCATACGTGACCGAGACGTCCGTCTCACCCTTCGACCCGCTGGCGCCGAGAAACAGGAGCTCTCCAGGTTCAAACGTGCGGAACGTGTCCGAGTTTGTTTTGCCGGTCGACCGCGATAGAGTCTTGATGAAGTCGCCGTCAACTTCCTCGATCGGGAAATGGTGGGTCTCCTGGAATGACAGCTTCGGTATCACGATGTCGACGCCGTTGATCTTATCCTTCGTAACACCGATTCCACCGTCGAAACTGGGCGGTGGTTCTCCGGTGGTCGAGTGTTGCGCGACCGTCTTGATAGAGTGCGACACGTGGAACGTACCGCCTTTTGTGTCGAATGAATAAACCGGCTTCGGCCAGCCGTCTTCGTCCTTGTCTTCGCTTTCTTTCCACGTGTATTTGACCTCGCCTTCCCACCAGTCCTGACCGAGCGGTTTGATTGAGGCGCTTTCGCGTTTCATGCCATCGTGGAGAATCGGGCTTTTCGCGATCAGGAAGTTCTTGACCAGGATGTCCGAAGTTGATCCGCGGATAATGTAATTAAATGTAATCGACGCGGAGTCCACGTTTTCCTCACTGGATCGCGAGTCCACGCGCTCCCATAATTCCAAACCGCCGCGATCGAATGCCATTGTCCGTTCTCCTAAATCCAGGCCGCGCCGGCGACGCCGGCCGTGTTCTCGGCGATCTCTCGGAGTGCGGCCAGTTTCTCCGCCTCCATCCGTTTCTCAACTTGTTGACCCATGCGCCCGATTGCCGCGGAACTGAAACTGCCGAACCCCTTCGGAGCCGGCGGTAATTCCGGCGCCGGTGGCGGTTCCAGGTCGGCCGCCGGTGGCGGCTCGTCCTCTATTTCCGCTTCGCGCTCGGCGCGTTTTGTAGCGGCTTCCTGTCTGAGCTTTTGCAACTCCGCGCGGTTCTCGCGCTCTTCCTTCTGAATGTCGAGGAACTGGTCGCGCGCTGCATTGGCTCGACGGCTGGACGCGTCGGCGGCCGACTGGCCCCGCGCGTCCAGGCGGCCTTCGGTCAGTTCGTCGATCTGTTTAAAGGCTACCTCCGTGTCGATTCCGGCGCCGAAGAAGTTCTTGACCTCGATCCATCGCTTTTTAAGCCAGCCCCAGACCTTAGTCGCCGTGGATGCGATTCCGTTCCACATGTCCGCCCATGTTTGCGAGACGAGGAGCTTAATTGACACAAACCCCTCGCGGATGAAGTTCCAGCCGGAGACAAACGGTTGTTTGATTCCAGCCCACCCGATTTTCGCCGCCAGCTTCCATTCTCCCGCGGCCAGTGCGTCCTGGATGCCGCCGAACATCAACCGCGCGTGATCCGCGATTCCCTTGAAGATCGCCATCGCGCGGTCCTTCATCTGTTGACCGACGGCCGTCCACTGGAGGAACTTGTAGGCCGCCGCCGCGATTGCCGCGGCGATCAGTCCAATCGGTCCGAACGTCATCCCGAGAACGGATATCAATCCGCCGAGCAATGTCGCCAGGCCGCCGACGGCGAACCCGGCGACCTGGATCCCGATACCAAGTCCCATCAAGACCGTTCCAAATGCGATCAAACCGACCGCGACCTGGAACACTAAAAGAACCATCGGCCGGTTGCGGTTAATAAACTCACTGACGGCGACGGAGACCTCGATAAATTTGTTAGCGATCTTCTCGAGGGTCGGAGCGACTGCCGCGCCAACGCGAAACAATCCGGACTTCATTGTTCGCCATAACGTGTCGAACGCGTCGGTCAGTTGCTCGGCCGCTTTCGCATCTTCGGCGCTCATCACCAGCCCGAGCTCCTCCGCTTTTTCCATCATCGCGTCGATGCCGTCCGCGCCCATGTTAAGCATCGGGATCATCTCGGCGCCGGCGCGACCGAATAGCATTTGCGCGGCGGCGGCCTTCTTCATGGGATCCTGTATTTTGCTGAGGCGCTCCGCCATCAGTTTGAAGACTTCCTCCGGACTCATTCCCTCGATTTCGGCGGAGGTTAAACCGACCAGCGATAGAGCGTCCGCGGCGCTTTTCAAACCCATCCGCGCGTCGTTGATTACGCGCGACATCCGCATCAATCCCTTTTGCAATGTTTCGACACTTGTCCCGGTTTGGCTTGCGACGTACTCGAGAGCGGACAACGCCTCGACCGCCATCCCGGTCGTTTGACTCATCTTTGCAATGGTGTCACCCATCGACATGAAGACCTTCGTCGCAATTGCAAACGGAGCCGCGAGCGCGACGCCGACTCCGGCGACCTGCATCCCGACGTTACGAACACCGGCTCCAAAGGCTTTCATCTTGCGACTAGCGGCTTTTAAACCTGCCACCAGTTTGTGCGAGTTCACGCCGAGTTCGACGTAGGCCTTACCGGCGCGGACTCCTGCAGCGCTTGGCATTAGATGAGATCCTTCCAGAGCTTGCTGTTTGCTTCAATTTCTTTTTTGAACGCTGGCCGCATAAACGGCCGCGCCTCGTACTTGATCCGACGCCGGACGCGGTGCCGCCTGGCGTGCGGATTATCTCCGCGCGCGCGGATCCGTCGTTCGATGCGAAACCGTTCGACAGGATCGGAGACCGGCCACCAGGGTCTGAGCAAAACGATAGGATCGCCGCCATATTCGACGACGTGAGCCATCCGGCGAGAATAAAGCATTGGCCCGATCACGACATTCTTCGCGGCCATGTCGACCGCGTAGACCATCTTCTTCTTGATCGTTCCCTCGTGCGCGGACGGTGGCTTTCCTGGTTCGCTGGACTTCTTCCGCTTTCGCATCGAACGCTTCGCCGTCTGGCGAACGTAGCGGCCGAAGTTGTGCAACCGGTTTCTAAGTTCGCGATCCGTCCGTGACGTCACCGCCTTCGGCGTCACCACCAGACCCTTCAATCGCATCGACAGAAACGCGTTAGACACTGACGGAACCCTTTCGCGGTTGGTTATGTTTCGGAACGAACATCTTCAAAACGCCGATCGTTTTCTTGTTGATTACGGTTCCAGTTTTCCGATCCATCAGCGGATGAAAATCGCCGACGGTCCAGACTTTCCCCTTCTTTCCCCTGTTGACGTTCGCCAACAACGCCATCTGACTAGCGGTATGGTTCCAGGTGTCATACTGTTTCCCTTCGTAAGCATCCACCAGTTCGCGGAGTGTCAACGGACGCGGATCTATTCCGACGACGCCGGCGTACTGCCAGATGACGCGCCAAACTCGAGCGCGCTCTGCATCTCGGAGTTGAACTTGTCGCTCTCGAGATATTCCAGAGCCGCCGAGATCGCCTTCTCCTCCTGGACCGCCACCTTCTGGAGAACTCCGCGGAGAATCGCCCGTTTTTTTTTCGGTGAAAACTCCACGAGCGCCTCGAGAAACGCTTCCGTCGCCGAGTCGATCGCGTCGCCCGCTAGTCCTTCGCCGAACTGCTCCGGACTGACTCCGGCCTTTTCGATCTGGTCTTCACATAACGTATAGATCACATCACACAACACGACCGGATCCGATCCGAGTCGCTGGAGTGTCTCGCCGAGATCGTCCGCGACGAGATCGATGTCGCATTTTGTCCGGACACGTTTAACGGTGTTTATAGTTATTGCGAACGACCAGTCGCGGCCGGCCGCGTCGGTAAATGTTTTCACGTTTCCCACTCCGTAAAAATGTTAGCTAGTTGTCACCCATGCCGGGACGTCAGTAATTTCGGACCCACTCTCGCGCGGGTTCTTCGTTAGCTTCAGCGTAACGTCCGCACTAACAACTTCCGCGATCGTTTCGTTTCTACTGAAACCGGTGACAACGTAAAAGGCCTGGAGTCCTTCGTTGCCAGCGTCTTCGCGTTTTCCGTCGAGACACAAAATTTCGACCGGCTTCCGATTGAAGAACGCGTCCTGCAATTCCGTGAAGTCGGCGCCAGCCGGATCCCACGTCACACCGAACTCGATCGACGCGTCGATCAGGGTGCCGGCCGTCTGAACGTATCCCTTCCCGGCGCGGCTGGTAATGTCGCTTTCATTTTGCGACAGGTTCAGCGTCACATCTTTCACCACGTCGAGCTCATTCCAGGTCGGGATCGCATGGGTTCCCGAGTTGTTATAGAGTTTGCAATCGTGTCCAAATTTCAGTGCAGCATCGAACGCCATTGTTCTACCTTCCTTTCTTATAAGTTAAAAAGACCACGCTCAGAAACTCGCGTCGTTGTTCCAGGTGGTCAAGTGAGTATAGAGGGTCATTCGTCATTCCGGCATAACCGGCGCCGGCTTGGTTTGTCAGTTTCAGCGAGTCCTTGATCTGGTCCAGGAGTTCGAGAAGGTCGTCGCCGTCGGTCGTCGAATCTGGATTAGCTGGTTTCCTCACAACAACACCGACGCGGAACGTGTGGAGATCGCCGGACCTGGCGAGCGCTTCCTGGTCGTCGCCGGCCGTGAACACGTCGACCGCCAGTCCGGACAATTTCTCGCGCTCGAACTGTGGAGAGAAAACACGCGACGCGGTGAACGTCTCGCGGAAACTCGCCTGGCTCGTCGCGCTGTTTAGGTGGTCGACAACGGCCGACGCGATTGTGACAATACTCGCCGCCATTGTTTCCTCTTAGTTGTCGGTTGTTTGTGTCGTGTGGATTCGGACGACCTTCTCGTACGGATCCAGGAAACGGAAGTGCGTCGCGCCACCTGGCGCGCTGACTTCGTGTGTCTGCTCGATCCCTTCCATTGACTCGCGGATTGTGTCGCCGCGTTGCGGCCTGGTCGCGGATCCACCCAGAACCAGGTCGGACGCCAAAACCGTAAAGTCGCGACTTTGCGCGTACTCGATGATCTCGCCGGTCTCGACCTCGAATTCCGTTGTGCCAGGTACGGCCGTCAGTGTCACCGCGCGATCGCCTCGCGTGTAGGTGACACTGACACCGACCTGACTTTTCAGCGTCGCGAACGAATTCGCGATTGTGTCCGCAACTGTCGCCATTAGGATAGCAACGCCTCAGTCGAACTGATCGCATCCGACACAACAATCGGCACGCCGTGAACGTTTTCGGGGAAATTTGCCGGCGCCCCTGTCGGCGACGTGGCGGTTCTGGATCTTTGAAGTTGGCCGTGGCTTCTTCGATTCATCACCAGGTGCGACGGACCGCGGCCGGCTGGAAATTTCTCGAGGGCCTGGCTGATCAGGTCGTCGGTCAGTCCCTTGCCGCTGTCTTCGGTCAGGTTGCAAATCCGGCCCATCGAATAATTCGAGCCAATCTGCAAACCGACCCAGGCGGAGATCGGCGTGTAGTAGGCAGGGAAGGATCCGGTGGAACTTCCGGCGGCTTTGATAATCGAAGTGTCGCCGACATCGATCGAACCCTCAGAGCCCCACACGACGTGGCAGTCGGAAAGACCAGACCGGACCAGGTAAACGGACGAGCCAGTGTCCGCGGTCGTGCCGCCCGCGTTGACATTCATCGCTCCGCCGATGTGTCCGACCGTCTGGTCGGCCAGGCCGGCAAATCCACCGGAGCCGGCGCCGGTTATGATCTCACTTTCGGCGTGGAACATTGCGCTCTGGAGGTGATCCAGTGCTTGTTGCGCGAGAGCGGCCGACGCGCCACGCTCGTCGGCTTCGGCGACCGCGACATCCATCTGGAACGATGCGTCCAGAATCGCTAGTGTCACGGTTACGTTTGAGAATGTGCCTTTCGTATTTTCGCGGCCGTCGTTCTCAGATCTAAATCCGGTGCTCGGGTTCGCTGTCTTTTTTAGGTATTTGTACGTGTACCCAGGGATCGAACGCGCGGCCATTGCTGCCAGTAGCGGCGCGTCGTTTAAAACGTCCGAGACGATTCCGATGTCCAGGTCCGCGTCGTTGAACTTTGCTACATCCGTTGAAGTCATATAAGCGTCAGCCATTTTAAAAATTCCTTCCAGTGTTTCAGGTTTGAAGTTGTGACGTTGTTCGTGTTGTTACCTTCCGTTGTTGTTTCGAGCGACCTCGAAACGCGTCGCAAACGCGGCCGCGGCGGTTGGCAGTTTGGACTGGTAGTCGTTGAATAATTGCGAGTTGGCCGTTTCTTCGTTTTGAGGCGCGGCCGAGAACTCGACACCGTCGGCTTCGCCGAACTCGACGGCGGAGACACGTTGTCGAAGTTGTTCGTTTTCGTCGCGAAGTGCGGCGAGCTCGGTCTGCAACTGCGATAGCTGTCGCTGCTGGCCTTCCTCGAACGTGATCCCCTCAACAAACCAGACGGCGCCGATGTCGCCGAACTCGCGGACAAACTTCTGCCCCTCCGACTGTGAGAACTTCGGCTCGAGTTTGACGTCGTCCTTCTCGTCGGCTGGTTTTTCGTCCTTCGCGTCGTCGGCCGGCTTGTCTTTCGCCTGGTCGACTGTTTCGGCAATGATTTCCTCAACCGCGGCCTGGTCGTCGGTTGCCGGTTCCTCGATTGCTTCGACCTGGTCGACTTGTTCCACCGTTTCCTCAACAACGGCGGCTTCGAGCTTGTCGCCGATTTCCGGCTTCTTGCTTGCCTTCTTTTTTCTTGCTGGCATGTCTGTTTCCTTTCGTGTTAAAAACTCGACGGCGATCTCGCCGCCGCCTTCATGCAAAATATTAGTCTCCGTCTGCGAGTCTGCTCCATAGGGAACCACCGCAACGCCGCGGAGCGGCCAGGAGCGGACAACGACACCAGGTCCTTCGAACTGATAGCCGTTTACGTCCGTTGACTCGCCGCGTTTCACTTCCTCCAGTTGGATCCCGTCACCGCCAAAGTTGATTGACGCTTCGTACGGAACCCCTTGTGCGCTTTTATAGGCAACCTCCGCGGCGCGATCGTCGTCGGAGAAAACGACCAGGCGGCCATCCGTTCGCAGTCCGCGCTCCTCGACTTCGATCGTGTCCAGGAACCCGATCACCTCGTTCGAATTGTGCGCGTAATCAATTGGGATTTTGTCCTTGGCCTTCACGCCGGCGAGATCGTGGACGACTCGGCCCCAGTGCCAATGATCAATTGGAGTTGCCGATCGTGCGAGAAGTGAGACGCGCGTCGAGAGCGGATCGCCGTCCAGTTCCATCACGACCTCGCCGGCGGAGAAATAGCAAGCGTTCGCTGGTACTTGTTCTGTGTGCATGTTTTATTCCTCGTCCGTTTCTGTTTCGTCGGTTGCAAATTGTGTCTCGTTCAATACCAGGCCGGCCGCGTCGATGTAGTCCTGCTCTGTTTTTAACTGGTCGATGACATCGCGGAAGTCGCGGCCGTGTCTCTCCTGAATGACACGCGAGCGCGTCGTGAGTCCGGCGTTGATCGCGGCCACGTCTCCGGCGATCTCCTTCGTCGGATCGAACCAGGGAACTCCGGACGGGATCCAGTCCCAGTTCAACCGAGCGCCCGCTGGCACAACCAGGTCGCCGGATGCGATAAACATCCGGAGCCGCCAGCCTACGATTCGGTCCAGGAGTTCTCGGAGTGATTCCGCTTTTGTTTTGACGCTTCGCTGATAGTGGATCAGCGCGGACCGTGCGCCGCTGTAGTTTGTGTGGGCTTCGTCGTACATGGAAATCGGGATGTCCAGCGACTTAAGCGCCGCGCCGATCATCGTCGTCGCGAAGTTCTGGAACTCGGTCGGCGGAGTCTTCGGTTCCAGGAACTCGGCCTTGTCTCCTGGATCCAGATCCAGTTGTACAGGTCCGCGAGAAAATGAAACGTCGTAGCCGTTGCCAGCCGGATCCGCCGGCGCCCCTTCGTCAGTTGTCGCGCTCGGAAGTGTGACCGGCTCCGCCGCTTCGCGATAGAAGACGAGACCCAGCATTTGAGAGACCTTCATCTTTGCGAGACTGTAGTCGATGGCCTCGCCGAGATCCGTGTAGGTCTTGATCGCTGGCGCCAGTGGGGAAACTCCGCGGACCTGGTCGAACCTGTCGAAGTAGGCCAGGTGGTAGACGTTCCTGAACGCCACCCGCCGTTCGAATTCGTAGGTGCCGCGGTCCGTTCGTTTGTGGACGCAGATCGAGTTCGGCCGGCCGGCGTTTCCGATTCGGACGCCGTGGACCCACCGGCCGCGCGTGTTGCTCGCGCTGTCAGGGTCTCGAACTCGATCACCCTCGATTGCCTGGAGGCGGCCGTTGTTCAGTTTCAAGAAGAACACGTCACCGTCGACGGTCCGGCGTTCTTCGGCCATCCTGATCAGACGTTGTAGAGTGTGGCGACCAGTGGCGTCGCAATTCTCGGCGCGTGAATACCAGGCCACAATGTTTTCGAGTTCGGCGTCGAACTCCGGAACACCGGTTGACGCTTGGAAACTAAACTGGGCAACGTAGTCCAGATGGCGGCGGATCGCCCACGATGCGATTACGAAGTTTTCCTGGAGGTGTCTCGCTTTACTCTGGAGACGTTTCCGTTTCAGCGGCGTTAGTATGCTGTCGGTACTTTTTAAAACCGTTGACGGTTGCCGTCGCTGCGTATTGCTCTCCGCGGCATCATAGGCAAATTCTGTCGGCCGGCTCGAACGCTTCGCGGCCGACGCTTTCGCCTTCCGGCGCGCCGGCTTCTTTTTAGCGGTCTTTTTCCGCCTGGTCGTTTTTGCCATTCGTCCCTCGTGTTACGTCAGTCTGATACGTGCGGCGCGCGGCCGCGTTCCGTTTTCGACTGCTTGTCTTCGCCGCCAATAGTTCAGTTCTTTGATTGCTTGGTCGCGGTTGTAGCTTGTCGAAACGCCGGCAAAGTTCACACTGACGACGGCGGCGCCGGTCGTGAGAGCCGCTTCGATCGCGGCCACCATCTGGTCGGCCGTTGTCGTTGTGCTCGCGACGGCGTCCGTTGTCGTGTAATTCGTTGCCATTGTGAAATCTTACGAGAAGGTCGGCGCGGCCTGGTGGTCCGGTTCCCTGATTTTATTCGGTTTGCGGTTTGTTTTTTCGGCCGTTAGTGTTCAAGAAAGAGAACTCGCGGTCGACACGGTGCTGGCCACAATCGAGACACGACGTCCGGCGGTAGGTGATCGCGTCGAAGATCCGGCCGGTGGCGTCACGTCCGGACAACTGTCGGCGGTTCCTGCCCCAGTATGGTTTCCGGTTGGTTGATCCGCACGTCGGACAACTCGTCGCCTCCGTATCGACGACGGCGACCTTCTCGTTTTTCGATCCGCGAGGCCGGCCGGCTTTCCGCTTTTTCGCCATTGTTTGCTCTCCTTCATTATTGCAAGTAGGAAACACGCCGGCCGCGAGGTCGGCGTTTCGGTGGTGGTGTTCGGTCTGCTCCGATCGTGGCAAGTGTCGCGCCTTCAATGCTGCCGGCGACGGCGCAGCCGACGAGACAGTCGAACCAGTGGTTGTCGAATTTGGACGGCTTCAGCTTCCATTCATCGACGGCGCGGCCGCGGCCGGAAACCGTCACGCGATATTCCGCGGACAGGTGGTCAGCGAGCAGTCGGTGATGATCGCCGCCGGACTTGTAGAGTGTCAACGCTCCAGGATCTCCGAGTCCAGTCGCGAACCGACTGAATAGGAAGGACTTCCAGAAGTTGGTGTCGTAAATGGCGTGGCGTACCGTTCTCTTTCCGCGGATCGCCGGCACCCGCCAGTTGAGTCCGACCAGGTCGCCTGCCTTCTTTTTATATTCCGAGAACGGAATACTCGAGGCGCCAACGCCGCGCCCGTGACTCGGAAGAACCAGGCCGGCGTGCGGCGACTGCCTGCAAAATGAATAAACGGTTTCAGTCGAGAGACCCCAGTTCGCGTCAATCAGGACACGCGACAGGCGGAGCTCCGCGCCGTCGTCACGTTTCACAGTTCGCGCCGCGAGCTTCGCGACACACTTCTCCAGGCCGTTAAAAATTGACGCTTCCAGACCGCGGCCTGGAGCGGCGCGGCCGAGTGTCCGCTTCGCCTGGCCGAGCGTGAAGTACCGCGCGGTCTGGTCCGGCCAGGTCCCATAATCGACCACGTAACCGGTGAACGACGGAGACCAGGCGACCGTCGACCAGTACAAAAGGTTCTGCTGAATGTCAATAAACGCGACCAGCTTCTCAGCGTCGAGCGGAGCGACGCGCCGGTCGTATCCGTTCACCTTCGCGGCGAGCTCCGACGCCGTCGGCAGGTCGGCCTGGTCCGTTTCGCTGGCGAGCGGGTCGTTTTGGTACTCCGCGAAAAATGCGCGCTCGTCGCGGATCCGGAGGTTGTAAGCGTGCTGGATCGCGGAGAGTTCGTCGCGGTGTTTCCGTTGTGGCCAGGCGACACGCGACCCGGCGTCCATCGCTTTCCGGTTTTTCCTGTAGAAACTGGTCGCGGCTTTACCGTGTCCACCAGTGCGGAAACTCTCCGCGCGGAGCTCTGCGTATTTGTCCCACAAGGCCGTGTTCTTCGGCCACTTGTAAACCAGCGCGCAGCGCTCGCCGTTGAACTCCGGGTGAATCTTCGGGTCCAGGATACGGTCCGCCAGGTCGCCGCGCTGGATAACCGTACAGGCCACGAGACCGGAGATTTTCTTTCCTGGTCCGGCCAGGCCGAGAACGGCGCCGGCCAGGATGTTCTCGCGTTTCGCGTTGTCGCTTGCGGACCTGGCCGAAGCGTCCGTGGACGGGTCGTCGACAATGACCAGATCCGGCCGGACACTCTCGCCGCTCGTCGTCTTGAATTTAAGGCCGCGGATCCGTCCCGTTATTCCGCACGTTTTGCAAGTCGTACCGCTCGCCGCGCTGCCTTCGATAGTCGGCATGACGATTTGGTTGGCCGTCCACAAGATCCGCGTCCGCCGTCCCTGGCACAACTGGCCGCTCGTCCGGTTCGATATTCCCTCGAGAGCGCGGACAGGGAAACAAACCTCTGGAAAGTCCGCCAGGAGATCGTCATTCTGTTCGAGCTCCGCCTTTAACGATTGCATCATCTCGGCCGCCGCTTCTTCGCTCGGTCCGATCAGCGCGATGAACTGCCGGTGGCCGTACAGGATCGCCCACAATGCCGCCGTCTCCGCGATCGAGGTCTTTCCGCTTCCGCGCGGCATGGCAACGGAGAACAGACCGCCGTCCAGGATGGCGCGTTCGGTCTTCGCAAGAACCCGCAGGTGATCTTCTGACCACTTGAGGGTAAACACTCCGGCGAAGTAGGCGCGGCAAAAATACTCGAACGACTTCGCGGCGCGGTTTCTCCTCCGCGGTTTCAAGACGTCCGGAATTGCGCCGATGTCGCGACCCTCGAGCGATCGCTGTTTCGCGATCTTTCGCTGCTCCTCGCGAACTCGAGCCCAACCGGTCGGTCTCCTGGCCGGACGAGCGTCGAGCGCCGCCAGTTGTTCCGGCGTCGCTTCCAGGATCAGTCGTTTCGCTTCACGCTTGTTTGCTTTCGCTATTGTAGACGCGAAGGATTCTTTGGCGTTTTTCGTCAAGTGTTTCCAGTTCTCCGTCGTTGTTGTCGGTCCTGTTTTTTGCTGTCGGTGTCAGTCCGAACTCGCGGAGCAACCGAGAGCACAAGGCAGCGTTCCGCTCTCGAATGATGTCGAACGGGTTCCGCTTCGGAAAAACACCGCTGGACGTTGTCATCTGAATAACAGCGCCGTGACGTGCGACCATGTCGACGGCCTGGCGCCATCCGCTGAACGTCACACAATACAGTTCGAGTGCGGAACGGTCAGCAGCGTTAAACAACGCGACGCTCTCGAGTGCTTCGCAGATCGAATTCCACTCGTCGCGCGCGACCTGGTCGAGATGTTCCGGACACTCGAACCGGTTCTCGTCATTTTTGCCGGTGGGCTTTGCCATTAGTCAATTTTTCCCATCGCTGGACGATCACATCGCAGTAGCTCGGATCCGTCTCCATTGCGAACACCGTCCGGCCTAGTTGTTCCGCCGCGATTATTTCCGGACACGTGCCTGCGAACGGAACACCGACGGCCGCCCCTTCCAGCGTGCTCGACTTGATCGCACGCGCGGCCATTGCGACCGGCTTCGGTGTCGCGTGGCCGTGGCGGTCGTCGCCCGTGACTCGCGGAAACGTCCAGACGTCCGTCATCGTGTCGTGTTGGTTGTCGAAGTATGGCCGCGACTTGTAGAACTCCGCCTTGACCTTCTCGAATTCGACCTTCAACAGTTCGTACTCGAGAGACAACGCTTGATAACCCTTCTTAAAACCGGCGCCGCCGGCTTCCTCCTGGAGTCGTTCGTAATGTTCCTGACGGATGAACACGAACTGGCTTTTCGTGAACCAGTGGTACGGCATACGCGACGAGAACCCGAAGAACTTCGCGACGTGTTCGTGGCTCCATTTTAGGCGTCGCCGTTCGATGTCCAGGTACTCGCGGATTGGTTCCCATCCTTCCCAGTAATGCTCGGCGTTAGTGTTAAAACCCTGAACGCCGAGCATAAAAAACAGACATCGTTCAGAGCGTTGGTACATTCGGCCGGCTTCGGTTCTGAGCCCGTTTCCGTTACGGCCATCTCCCTGGTTTCCCTTGTCCCATACAACCTCATTCCTGAATGTCAGCGGCTCGGAGTTGCCAAGTCCGGCGCCGTACCAAAAGCGCCACAGGTCCGCCGCGTTTCCCCATATGTAAGCGCTCGCGTTGTCCGAGAGTGTCGGACGCCAGGCGGTCCACCAGGACAACTGGAACGCGTCGAGCTTGTCGCGGTAAAGATTGTCGTTTTTGATGCCGTCGGCCTCTTTCCCCATTCCGTACGGTGGGTCCGCGTGGATCAGGACGAGTTCCTGGTTGTTCGTCAGTTTCACAACGGCGGCGGCGTCGGTCGTGTCTCCGCACAACAACCGGTGGCGGCCTAGTTTTATCAGGTCGCCTTCCTTCGTTATTGGTTCGGCCGGCGGCGGCTCCGGTTCTGGCGCCTCCAGGTCGTCGGCCTGGTCCGGAAGACCGTCGCCGAGAGCGTCGACCATCGACTGCGTCGACGCTTCGTCGAACTCCATCCCGTCCAGGAGCTTCGCGAGTGCTTCGGCGTCCGTTCCGGCCATCATCGAGAGCGGGTCGAACGTCGCGAGGAGCTTGTCCGCCTCCTTGCCACTCACGTCGACGACCAGGACCGGTATCTTTTGCTCTGGATCCAACTCCGCGCGGAGATGGCCGTCGATCAGTTCGAGACCGTCGGGAGTTTCTCGAGCAACGACGGCGCCAGCATAGCCGACTTCGCTCAGAACACCGCGTAACGCTGCTGACTGCTCTGGAGGGTGGGTGCGGTAGTTCTTCGGATTTGTCATAAGGTCGCCGGAGCGGACCCTTCTGAGCGACTTGACGCGATCTCTGAAAACCATTTGAACGCCACCCCTTTTAAACCATCCGAGAAACCTAAGTGTCGTGCAAGAATCGGCTA